ACTAGAAGTGCCTGTTGCAGCAAGAGGAGCTGAAAACAGCTTGACATACTGATCAACAAGACGTTCATCATTCTCAATATCAACACCAAGAACAATGTTATTTAAATTAAACTTCCAAACTGTACCCTCTGTCTTTGCTTTCTCGCCGACAAATTCTCTAAAATAAAGAGGAATTGTTTGTACGTTAAGTTGACCTTGCTGCGTGGGCTGCACGTGGATAATAGCAGGATTCTTAACATGAAGATGTGTTTTATCTTCCTTGGTTAATGTACCGATCATGGTACGGCCGATGTGATCAATAAAGGTTACAATATTTTCGTTTGACATATAATTAATTTAAATACCTGGTATAAAAAATCAACTATTAAACACCAAGAAGCTTAAAAAGATCTGTCTGCACCTGTGATCCAGGTGAATAAAGCTTCCAATTCACAGCTTCATAAAATCTCTCTATAACAGAGAAAATAATCTTTTCAAACATTAACTCGTAGTCTAGCTCAAATGTATTTGCAAATTCTTTAGGAAAATCGTATTTGTATCCTATTGTTGTAATACCAAATTTATTAGGTTGTCGAGCATAAAAATATCTTACTTTATCACCAGACGATATTTTTTCGTACTTTTTGCCGGTATTAAATCTATCTAAAAGAATATTATAAAAATAGGCTGCTTTGACATGAATAGGCATATGTTTAGCGGTTTTAAACGCATCACATTGCGCAGCATATTTTTCGTAGCCTTTAACTCCCATTACAAACGCAATATCTTCTATAGGAAGCTTTTTAAAGATATCATACGTTTCATTAAAGATTTTATTTGTAGTAGCAAGATCACGAGTTAGAAGCATTGTCTCAATAATCTTTTTTACATACGGTTTAATAGGAGCAGGCATCGTTGTTCGAACAACCTCAACACCTGTATACTTAAATTTATCACAAGGGATTCCCTCTTCGTCTAAAACATGGAGTACATAGCGTTTTTTCTGCAGAAAAAGTCCGCTGTCCGCAATTGCTTCGCGCTTAAAAACAAAACGACAATCCTTAGAACCAAGCGCTTGCTGTCCCCACTTAATAATATTTTCATTAAGATAATCTTCAATATCTTGTACCTGTTTGTAGTATTCTTGAGTAATTTTACCTTTCGAATCTAGCATCTTTAACCCTGTGTTTTTTACTATATGTTTAATAGAAATATATGAGCTATCTGTATCGTTATAGATAATAGGCGTGTCTTCTAGGATATCTTGATCAGTAAGCTTAGCTCTTTCCTTAATATAATTCTCTAAAAGTCTATTTGATTCCTTAATAACTGCTTGACCGGTAAGTGTAATCGATTCAGCTAATTCGTCATCACCAAGAGGGCTATGTTTGTTACCAAAATAACCGTAGATCGTATTAATAAGAATCTTAATAGTGTGCTGTGTAATATTTAAGTTATCAATCTCATGCTTGAGTTTTGCATACTCAGGTGCAGTTTTTTCTATGTTTACAATTTTACGCTTAAGCGTGTTAAGCTTCTTTTTGATTTCAACTCTCTTTTTATAAAAGTGATCTACAGTAATAGGAATAATACCTTTTTCTTTTTGTGTAAAAAGAACTTTAGCTTTAGAAATTGCTATTTCTTCTTTTTGAATAAAATCAACAAAGCTTTTATGTGATAGCGTAAATGTCTGCCCGTTTACATGTTTAATAGTAACATCTTTATCCGTTTTATCGATAATAGAACCGACTTTTGTTTCAGGAGAGAGGTTTAGCGTTATCATCACGTTTGGATATAGACTGTTAGCATCAAAAGATACAATATGTTCTTGAAAACCTTTGCGAGGTTCGCCTACATAAGCACCTGCATTTTGCTCTTCACTTGTATTGGTTTTATTAAATGTAGGTATGCGCTGGTCACGTGTGCGGGCTCTTATGGCACACAAGCCAGTAATTACAGACAAGGAGCCCAAGGCGCCTTCAAACGTAGTCAACCCTGCATATGCTATCATTCTTAGAAGCTGTAGATATTGTAGCTTTGATTCTAGCCTGACTAGAAGATTAACGTCTTGTACGTTATAATCTACAAACAGCTCCCAATTATCATCAGCTAAGCTTGCAAGATTTGTATCACCATAATCAATCTTACTTTCACCAAGTTCTGTCTGACCAATAGCATCAAGCTTATAAGACTCTCTTAACGTCGGGCAAAATCGTCTATAAATATCCAAATAATCTACGCATGAGACTCCTTCTAAATGCCAATGCACTTGCTCTCTACCAAATCGACCTGTAAAAGTAATCGGGCGTATATAACCAACTGGTGATAATCTTTTGGTTTCATCTTCTCCGAGAATACGAGTAATCCTATTTACAATATAAGGCACGTCGAAGAATTCACTGTTCCAACCAGATAAAATATCAGGATAATCAGATGTAAAATAACTTAAAAACTTAGATAAAAGATCTTTCTCAGTCTTACAGTATATGTACGTATGACTTTCATTCTTCTTATTATATGGTTTAAGTCCCCATGTAATAAAGTGCTTTCTAATTGAATCATAGACTGTAATAACATTAATAGGATGTTGTGGGTCTTCTGGCTTAGGAAATTCATCTGGACTATATGTCTCAATATCAATAAACAACACCTTGAGATCGTTTTTAGTAAACTCAGGTTTTTCATTCTCCTTCCAAAACGTATCAATAAGAAACTGTTGCTGTATATTTAAGTTTTCAAAAACTCTAGTTACTTTATTATCCTTTAAATATCGCGAGCGTTCGGCTTGATTCTTAAATCTTTTTTTCTTTAACTTTGTATTAAAGATACTTGTAGTGTCTGGATGGTTATTTGTTTCAAGGTATATGTAAGGCTCGAACGTTGAGTCAAGAGTTATACGCTTCCCATTCTCGTCCCAGGTAAAAAGACGCATGAGCTGATCTCTTGGTAAATAGGCTACACTACGATACACAATCCAATTATATATTATATTACGAGAAGTACAATGTTAATATTTTGACTACTTTAATCCGTTGATTGTATTAAGTAGTTTTCTGTCTGAATGACCATAAGGCATATTATATAGTTCGACATACTTGTTAATATTATCTTCATTCTCAAGCCAGCGCGTTTCTGCGACTTTTCTAAACTTAGCGCACTGATTCATATATTTACCTTTCTTGAGAAGAGTATCCTCAATACAGCCAATCATTTCATCACCTGTCTTAAACTTGATAGGCGCATCACTATAAGTTACAATATCTTGACAAGCAATCGGTAGACCGTAGCAGCATGCTTCAATATACTTTAGATCACTCTTAGCTCTATTAAACGTATTATCTTGAAGAGGTGCAACAAGCATATTAACCTTAAGATTAAAAATCTTTTCTGGATAGTTATAGAGATTTTCCCATGGATGGAACTCGAGATCACCATTCATAACATATGGCCTGAGAGGTAATGGGAATGCGCCTAAGAAAACCCACCTATATTTGTGACGGGTTTTAATAATAGTATCACATACATGGAAGAAATCATCATTCTGATTTACTCTATTATCAACATCAAAATGTGCGCCAGAACCTGCATATAAAATACGAGGTCGCTTTTCATTTAAATCATAATTTTCTGAAATCCGTCTATCACTATAAAAATTACCCATCCACCATTTCGGAGGATAGTTTGGAATGACAGTAACGTTCTTATTAGAAGTTTTGCTCATGTAATAATCTTTCATGAAATCGCATGTAACTGTAATTTCATCGCACATCTCCATAATACGCTGTGCTGTCTTACGAATTTCTGGATCTGTAAATGCAGGTTTAAACTTATTATATTCAGGAATATCTTCACTAAAGACTAAATCATCAATTTCATATACAATCTTAAAGCCATGTTTGTTGCTTAAATCTTTTAAGAATTCAATAAACTTAGCTTGTTGTACTGTAGCTTGTCTCTGAATACGAACGGTCTTAATTCCGCGGTAATAGTTAGGGTCAAAACACATTACAGTACTACCATGTACAACACTCTTACTATGTGCGTTTAAAAGATGCTCTGGCCAAATCATACGCCAGAAGCCGCATCCGCTATAATCTGCGTAATAGTTTAACGATCTATTTAAATCGAGTTCAGGTGGGCGTGGGAGTGCATTTTGTTGTTGCGCTGGTAGACCGGGAAAAGGTTGAACAAAAGGTGAAGCAAAAGGTTGTACAAAGGGGCCTGGGATCATTGTTATAATTATGTATTATATTCTTTATAATCAACTCGTTTTGTTATACCGTTTGTCTTTTCAAGAAAAATAATGTCGCCGGTAGCAGCTTTAATACTTTCTTTACGATGACTAATAACCATTATACATTCGTTAAATTTGTCAACCCTCTCTTTAAGGATTCCGATAACGAGCTCAACACCTTTTTCATCTAAGCTAGAATCAAATAGCTCATCGTATATGCTAAAATTAAATGATACATCACCTTGTAAACGACGAATATCCATAAATGTAAATAAACAAGCTAAATCGATGTTCTTTCTTTCTGCGCCGCTAAAGTTAAAGTAAGAGCATTGCTTACCTTTATTATCTATAATTTCTTCTTCAAAATATTCATTAAACACACAAGAACAATTTGCATCCATCTTCTTAAGGTAATATGCTAGCTTACTATTAAACAATTGAAGAATTTTCTTAACAATATATGATTTTACTCCTTCTTCTGAAACAACAAATTTAACAACATCTAAAGTGTTTAATGTCTCTTTTAAAGTCTCTAAATCTAACTTAACTACAGTAAGTCTATGATTTTGTTCTTTTAGCAAATTATCGAACGTAGTTGAATCTGTTTCAATATCTTTCAAATCTTGATCAAGTTCTACCTGCCATTTATTAAGTTGATTCAATCTCTCTTCAAGATTATTTTTCTCTTTAAGTTTATGCTGATACGTATTAATACCATCTCTTATCTTTTGTATACGTACCTCTAGTTTTTCTTCAACTGATAAAAATTGCTTTTCCTCTCCTTTAAGTGTATCAATCCGTGCTTCGTGTGTTTTTACTTCACTCTTAATTTTAGCTTTTTCGTCTTTTATATGTGTACGATCTGTTTCTTCTATAGAACGTAAGCACGTCGGACATACATCTTTATCTGTACCAACAGCAGATATTTTCTTAGTTAATTGCGTTACCATTGTCGTATTCTCTGTAATGGAGTGTCTAATACTTTGTATCTTATTATCGACTTTTTCTCTATTCTGCTCTTGTTCAAGTATTTCTTTTTTTAGATTCTGAACGTCGGGTAGTTCAAACTTTTTGAGTGTATTACTAATTGTTTCTATTTCACTAGCATTATTCTTTTTTCTAGAAAGATATTTCTCTTTCTTTCTCTCGCGTTCTAGCGCAGAATTCTCTTTTTGCTTTTCGTATACACTAATACTTTTAGCTACTTCATCATATTTTGTAGTTTCGATATCAAACGTCTTCTTCTTGTCCGTAATATCGGCTTTAAGAAGCGTAAGCATATTACTAAATACGCCAAGATTAAAGATATCTTCAATAAATTTTCGCTTCTCTTGTTTCTTTTTTGCCATAAACGGTATAGTGTTGTTTACCGTCATAATGACGCAGTTTTGAAATATCTCCGGGGTACAATTAAACTTAGACATTATAAAGCTATTTGTATTCGAAATACTATCGCGGGTCTTATCTTCACCGTTAACAAATATATGGCACTTTGAGGGTTCAAGCGTTCTAATAATTTGTATATCTTCTGCTTTATCGTATTGCTGGATAGATATATCTAATATTACTTCGCAATTCTTACGATTAACATTATTAATAATATTTTCTTTCTTGAGGTCTCTTAGTGTTTCACCGAAGACCCCAAAGTATATTGCGTCTGCTATTGTTGACTTACCTACACCGTTACGCCTGTCTTCTTTATCTTTATTAAGACCTGTGATAATGTGAAGGCCTTTTCTGAAGTCAACGTCTACCGGCTGGTTACCAACAGAAAGAAAGTTCTTAATACTAATCTTTTTAAAAATAATATTCTTCATGATGTACTACCTGCGCGTTTATATAATTCAGAGCAATAGCTTGATACTTCTGCTTTTTTATCGATATCCAGTAAGTTAATAAATTCTTCAATAGCTTTACTCATATCAACACCTGATAAATCTACAGATTGTTCGTCATTAACTGCTATACTGTTATCATATAATGTATAGTCAACAGATAGGGTAAATGGCTTATGAGTAGATAATTTTTGTATTAATGTATCAATATTATCACTTGTTATTTTTTTATCAATTATAACTTTTACAATATTATTATTAATTTCTTCATTTATATTTGATTTTAATTCCTGTAAATCTGTTAGTGTTATTTTTTTATGTTTTGGTGACAGCACGTTTTCATAAAACGTATATTTTAAATTATTGAAATCGAGTATATAATAACCTTTTGTCGATCCGGTATCACCAAAATCCATTTCGAATGGATTGCCAACGTAAATAATATTCTGATTACCATACTTACGCTCGTCTCTTAAGTGAAAGTGGCCGGTCATAGTTAAATCAGCACGAGATAAAAGATCGGATGTCTTAATACCGTGATCACAATGCTTATGGCTATTCATCTTAAAGCTTTCAATTTCTAAATGACCAAAGATAACATCTGACTTTTTAATTTCTTTTACACTTGCACCCCAAGGTAAAAATGAACATGTTTTACCGTATATCTTGAACGTTTGCGGTTCACTAATAATAGTAATATTCTTCCAGCCATTAAGAATAGAAAGTGAGTTAATATCAGCCCGATCTTTATAAAACGCATCATGATTACCGACTAATATAACAATATTAAAATCTGACCATAAATTAAGAATTTGGTTAACAACATGAATAGTGTTAACTGCAATCTCATCTCTGTAATGATAAAGATCGCCAAGAATAAAAATGTCTTTTATTTCTTTTTGGATAAGCTCATTTTTTAGCCATTCAGCCCACTTAAGAGCGGTTTCATGCCAAAAGATACTGTTCTGATGTACACCAATATGTAAATCGGCTATACAACAAATCTTATCGCCTAGTGTAATTAATTCGTCTGTTTTTTTCACTCAGTAGTATTATAATTGTCATCATCTGTATTATGTGTAGGTTGCACATATATATGAGCTCCACCCATTAGCTCGGGGTCAATCATATGCTCTGTATAAACTTTATCTCTATATTCATTTAATACCTGATGATGCTTATTTTCCTTCTTAATTCTGTTAATAAAAGCATGGAATGCAATAGTAGTAAAATACGAAAACGGACTAAACCCAGTATCGAGTTTAAACTTTTTATTACGTAATGCGGAAAACATTTTCACAATAGCATCGCCTATCATATCATCTTTGTAAGAATAATTAATAAAGTTCGGTGCATAGCTTAATCCGTTAGCTATTTTAGTTAGACTCTCACCTAGCTTTTGCGTAATATGTCCTGTGTTATAGTAATTACGAATCTCTTCTTCAAACTCTTTACCATTAACATAATGTACTTTTTCTTTAGCTTTGAGCTTCTTTTTCTCTACAACTGGTGGAGCTGGTAGTATAGGGTCTTTTAGAAGTTTTTTAAGCTCCGGGTCCTGCTCAACTGCAAGATCTTTTTTAGCCTTAATAGGTTTAAGGTTCTTGGATTTTCTTAATTGTGTAATTAATTTTTTCTTTTTCATAAAGTTGTATTCGTTTTTGCATATGAGCTGAGCTATACTTTAGTTCATCCGCAACATCAATGATTATAAGCTTATCCTTATCCTTATGCAAGCGCAAACCTCTTCCTATCGACTGAACTATCTTAATTTTCGCTTTTCCGCCACAGGCAAAGACAATATAGTGAAGGTTTTTAATGTTAATACCTGTAGAAAATATCTTAGATATTGCAACGACAACAATATCGTCGTTTTCTTCCATTAACTTTCTAATCTTGTCTCTTTCAGCTACTTCTACTTCACCGCGAATAAAGTAAATTTGCTTACCACCGCACATATCCTTAATTACGTTATATAGTGTTTCGCCGTGTTCAATAAAATCTACTAGAATAAGAACGTTTTTCGGTAATTTACATGATATCTTAGCTAATAACTCATTTCTAAATTTATTACGAAGTAAAAATCTTTGCTCTTCGCGATACATATTCATAGAAGATATGACAAGGTCTTTGAAAGGATCTTCCTTATAATATAGTTTTATAATCTGTATGACAGCACTACTAACATAATTTTCTAATCTAAGTTCGTAGCTATTCTTCTCATATATTATCGGACCTATCTTACCTATAATATTCCATTGATCTAATAAATTCTCAGGCATAGTACCCGTAAAACCAAATCTAAGAGGTGTTTTAATTTTCTTTAGAATTTTATTAACTTCATTTCCTCTTCTTATTTTATGAACTTCATCAACTACTAAAACATCTATATTTTCTAGCCAAGATAAATCTGTATTTTTACTTTGTAGGATGCCAAGATTAGCAATTGTTACATTTGCATTTTCTTTAAGCTCACAACTACCTGTCCATTTTCTTACAGTATAAGGTACATTGTATGAAGAAAAATCAGCTGAAGTCTGCTCAACGAGGCCAAGATCTGGTACAATGTATAAGCAATTAAATTTTGAACCGTATAATAAGAATAATTTTGTTAATAATGATGCAGCGGTTAATGTCTTACCACCTGCTGTAGCGAGAACGATTGTACCTCGTCCTATTGAGAGAGATTTCTTAACAATTTCTTCCTGATAATCCCTTAAGGGTATAGAAAGAGGAATAGGCTCGTAACTAAAGCGAGTATCAGTCTGAAGACTTTTTGACGGCATAATTTCTTTGAGTAGCGTCTCCTCTGTTTTAACTTCTCCGACATACTGCTTGCTTGCAAGGTATTTTCTTATTTCAAAATATAATCCAGGATCAAATCTGCCTGTCGGTGTAATAGCATATGTTCTTTGAGGAAGAAACCTTCCATACTTTCTGCGCATAAAAAACGCAGCTTCATTTTTTACGGAAAAGTTCTCTCTTATCTCTTCAAAACAATCTCCAGAGATTATACCTGCGTTCTTTTTTTCGTCAAATCCAAAATTAATCATGTCGTTTCAAGCTTTATAATATCAATAATATTTTTAATATCGTAAGATGTTGAGCTAAGAGTCTTTTCAGATTTTTCTAACAATTCAATTATAAGTTCAAGCTCTTTTATCTTATTATCAAGCTCTATAATTTCACTATGCTTTTCGGCAGTGCGCTCAATAACAGGTAGAGCAAGTTTTACAGGACTTTGCTCTTGTATCTTATCAACAAGAGTTTTTTTATGTAATTCACGGTCTTTACGTAGCTTTATTACTTCAAGCTTATGACGTATGCATCTGCCCGCCCATTTATGCTTAATACCAGGTAGTTTTAATTGGTATTCCTTAATAATGAGTTCATCAATTTTTAAGTCGCTTTCCAGTTCTTTTATATAATCTTCGAGTAACATTTTCATAAATAATAGTATAAATATATTAAAAATCAATGAATCTCTTTGAACAAGCATTTAATAGACTGGTAAATGAAGATAACGTTGCTGGAGGAGCAGATAGTGTCTTCGGAACAGGTCCTACAGGTTCTATGGGCTCGACAGGAAACCAATTTCCTGCTCAAAATGATAAAGGCTATGCACCCGGAGATGCACGAATTCCTTCTTTTCTTGGCTCAGTTAACGACAAAAGAAAGAAGAAACCGAAGAAGAAAAACAAAACTTTTTTTGCACGTAGACCATTTTCTTTTGGAATGTAAGTATAAGATGAATCTTGGACATTGGCTGTTAGCTGAAAATGTCGCTTTTAACGAAGAAACATTTGGATTTATATATGAGATAACCAATACAACAACAAATAAAAAATATATTGGTAAGAAGCAATGTAAATCAAAGCTTAAGCGTAAGCCTTTAAAAGGCAGAGTTAATAAGAGAATAGAGATTAAAGAATCAGATTGGAAAGAATATACAAGTTCGTCAAATGAATTAAACACAGATATTCAAAAATATGGTAAAGATAAATTTGTTTTTAAAATTTTAAGAGCGTGCGGATCGAAATGGGAGTTAGCTTACTTTGAAATAAAAGAACAGCTTGACAATAATGTATTGTTGCGAGATGATTATTATAACGGTATTATAAATGTAAGAATAGGCCGTCCTCCAAAAAAATTTCTTGATTAAATTTTATTTTCTTTGATAATAAGATATGCTTAAAAAGCTCGACTTTAAACAATATAACTTCTGTCTAATAAATTTTGATAGTATTTTTCAAAAGAAAATTGATACTGATCTTGTTAATGATTTGCATAGATATAATCTTTTAAAAGATCGGATAACTTCGGACGCGCGCAAGTTTTTCTATCATTATATTATCTTACGTATCTGTGAAACGCTTCTTAATGAAAAGAGTAAAGAAAAGAGTATAATTTATTTTAATATATCCCATCTTAGCGAAGATTGTCAAATTTTTAAACATTTTAAAGAAGAAGAGATATTACGTGTTTTAAATGCTGTAGCTTTAAAGATAAAAAAATTATTGCCCGTTCGTATCTATATATCACCTTATTCTTTCGACTTCTTTACCCATCTAATAGATAAGAAGGATGGAAGAGGTGTCGAGTTGGTTAACAATATACGGTGTTATCTTGAAAGTGTTAATTTTGAGAGATATACGTTTAGTAGCGTTAAAACCTTTACTATGAAGAATAATTTGACGTTTCTTAATCAAACATACTTTAATCATCTTAAGACTAAACAACTTCTTATTGTTTAAAAGTATAAATAATAATATGACTTTTACAGAAAAAGTAGAAAAGCTTCTATCTACTTTAAAAGAAGCAGATGAACAGCCTCAAGATGCGACAACTCCAGCTCCACAAGCTCAAGCTCCTGCTGCGCAAACACAAGCACCGGCTTCACTGCCCCCTGAAGGATATGTAGATATGGTTCGATTACTTGCTAAAGCATTAGTAATGCATATACCTCCAGGCTCTATCGATGCACTTTTTACTGAGCCTATTACACAAGAAAATGCTATAGCGGTACGTGAAGGCTTGCAGGATGCTATTAACACAAACGCAAATTATGAGGATAATCCGGAAAGATTGAGTAATCCAAATTTAAAGAAGTTTGAAGATTCAATTAATGAGAATAATTTCATGCAGAAGTATAAACAGCTTCTCAGTATGATGAAGCAACATAGTAATAATATTTAATAGTGATGCAAAAGCCGTACAAAAGCTTGCAAGATGTATATTTAGCGGAATCTTTTGCTAAGGCTGTTCCGCCTCTTCCTAGACAAACAATTTTAGGGGAAGCAGAAGCAGATGTTACTTCTGACCCTGCAATACCTACTGCGCAGACGACTTCATCTTCTGGTCTTGATAATATACAGCCATCTTCAAATATAACTAATAAAGAACCTGTTAAAAAACAATTAAAAAAACGAGATCGTAAATCAAAAGAATCAATTGAATGTAGAGATAAACCAAATATAGAGATAAAAGATAGTGATGAGTTTAAGCAAATAAAAGATAGCCCCGCTCTAAACAAACAGTGGTCAGCTTATCAGAGGCAACTCTTTCCTGCTAAAAAAACAGGTACAGGTAGAGGAGAGTTTAGTGTAGCTAGCTTTGTGTCAGGATTACAGCCTAGTTTAGCTATAGCTGATAGAGAGATAAGATGTTTACTGGATGATTGTGTACAAGGACAGTCTGAATCGTTTGATGTTTCTGTACCGCCGGATACGGAGGAATATATTAATACTAGAAAGCTTAAATTTGAAGTAAAGGAGCTAGAAGCAGATGGCTCTAGTGTTAGAATAGGTGCGGAGGGTCAAAAAGCTACTACCATGATTATAGGTGGTGTTATTAAGCTCATTGAGCGATTAGAAAATTCTTATCATTCTTTAAATAGAGAAGAAAGGCTTAAGGTTGATGATTTACTTAGAAAGCAGCTTGGTCTAACTAGAGAAGGGCCACCAGCTAAGCCATCTAATGAGACGAAAAAAAATCTTGCAAAATATGGTAAGGATCGACATATGTATGAGCTAGGTCAGGGCTGGAATTTAGGCGGGTATATATCTGCTATTTTTCAGTCAGACGAACAAGATCAAGAGGGTAGAACAATAAGAGAATTACCCTCAACGCTAATTAAAAAAGAAGGTACAATGATACCTTCAAGATATTCTAAAAGTCCATTAAGAGCCAGATATTTTTTGAGAACATTACAAGAAGTTTTTAACGCTATTGAGGAAATAGCAAGAAGTGCGTCAGAATTATCAATATCAAATAATAGCAAATCACAGGAGCTAAGAAATATTGTACGACGGCTCTACTTGCCTGAAATACCTGATGAAAACACAAGAAAAAAAGAAGAAGAATTTTTGGATGATCTGGTAGATACAATCGATAGAAAGCTTACTAGAAGAAAGATTACAGCGTCGGGAGCTGGATATCTCACTGCAAAAGATTTCTTTAGTTCGGTAAATAATTTAAAACTTTTATCAAGCTTAAGAGCTGTTCAGAATATGTTTAATAACGCAGAAATTATTCGTAATCTTTTTCCGAAGGATATAACCGGGTTATTTCTCGTTTCGGATGCACAATTTAGTTATTTTCCGCAAAACGCTATTTCAGATTATATTGAAATTGATCAAATATCTAACGGCGGTGTGAAAATAGCTGTAAAAAATCAGCAGCAAGCAAATGATAACATTTAAACAATTTTTACTTGAGGGCGGAGTTGCAGGCCATATGGCGCATCCTTTTGATCTACCTTCTGTACATTCTGGTAAAGACTTAATAAATGTTTTTAATAAATTAGCAAATAGCTTAGCTAAAACACCGTCTGTTGTAAAAATTGATGGGGTAAATGCTTCTATTAAATTAATAACAAACGCTGAAGGTAATAAAGAGTTTGCTATGGATCGCGGTTCAAATAAGCCAGAAGATAGAGAAGGAGTAACTATTAGTAAGCTCAATACAAGATTTCCTGAAGGTCACGGAATGTTAGAAACAGGAAAAATTGTATTACAAATTTTTAATTCTGCAATACCTGATATTGAAGGTGATTTAAAGCGTCTAAAGATGTGGGATAATAGTAATATTGTTTTTAATATGGAATATGTTAAGGGGTCTACTAATGTTGTAGGCTATGCAAATAACTTTCTCGCTATACATGGTTTAAATGAAGTATATGAAGTTAAAAGCCCGGTACGTGGTAGTGTTAGTAGAGCTTCGCGTGAGATTTCATATGACAAGAAAGCATTAAACGATCTCATTGAAAAAGTTAACCCTATAGCTAAAAAATACAATTTTGACGTAGTACACGAATTTACTATATCATTACAAAGTAAAGTTAATTTTGCTAAAGAATTAGGAACAAAATTTAGCGTACGTTATAACGTAAAAGATGTTCAAACAAAAACATTAAATGATTGGTTACAGAATGTTACTAACCCTAAAGCCGAAAAAATTACTCTTGCAACAGGTAAGAAGATAAATGCTATGAGTCTCGAAAATTATAAGAATGTAACGTCAGGTATCGCAATGAACAAATATATAGGAAATAATGAGCAAGATATTCTAAAGGCAATTGCTGGTGCTGTAATATATCATGCAACAATTTTACTAGGTCAGAGAATAAAAGATTCTGCTAATTCAGATCTCGGTAATGTGGGTGGGCAAGAGGGTATCGTAGTAAGAGATCAAAGCATATATAATGGCCCAGTTAAAATTACCGGTAATTTTATTCTCGGAAAAGAAGCGGGTAAGTTTGCTAAAAGAGGCGAGAACGAAGAAGGTATTAGAGGTCAGCTCGCAAATACAAATAGAGTGCAAAATAAAATGAACTATCAAACCAATCCTGAGTATGGTAGAGAAGGTGCTCGTCTAACATTAACACCGGGGATGAATTGGTGAAATTTTATAAACTAGTTGAAACGTTGCTACAGCAACATCAGCAGCTGCAACAGCAGAAGAATAATTTAATTGTTATTTTTCCGGGAAGATTTCAACCATTTCATGTCGGTCATAAAAAGCTTTACGATGCGGCTAAGAAACAATTTCCTGGAGCAGACTTTTATATTGCTACTGCAGATGAAATAGCAAAAGCAAAAGAACCAGAGCGCTATCCTTTTAATTTTGCAGAAAAAAAAGAAATTATTAAAGCTACAGGAGTTAATGAAAATGAAATAAAGGAAGTTAAGCAGCCTTATAAGCCAGTAGAAATCTTAAAAGATTATGATCCTAATGTTGCAAAAGTAATTTATCTTATGGGTAAAAAAGATATGGAAAATGATCCTCGTTTTACATTTGGTTTAACAAAGAAAGGTACGCCTACATACTTTCAGCCATTTAAAGATTTAACAGCTATGGATACTTTTCGTGAAAATGGAGGACATGGTTATATATATGCACCGTCAACTATTACATTCGATCTCGGCGGTAAGAGTATTTCTAGTGCTACAGAGCTAAGAAATATGTACAAAGCGGCAGATGAAAATACACGTAAAGAATATATTACACAAATTTTAGGTAAATTTAATCCGAAAATATTTGAGCTCTTTAACTCAAGATTAAGTTAATTATTTTTTGCTCTCTAGAAGAACAATAGTTTCAAGCAATACTTTTTCTAACGTTTCACGTGATTCACGCTTGAGAGAATTACGAAGTATACTTACTAAGTTATCACCACCCTTTGAAATAGCATTAAAGAGCTCTTCTTCATTATTTTCCTCGAGGTTACCGGTAGCATCGTCACACTCACCTTGCATAGGATTTAAAGCGTTTTCATAATCTTCATAACCAAAAACAGAATTAATTTGATCGTGTGCATTAGTAATCTTACTTAAAACCCATGCTTCAACATTATTCTTACCTTGTAGCAAATCGTGTAACATTGCAGAAAGTTTAGCAACTCTAAAGAGTAATTGACGAGCCATCTTACCGTTGCTGTCATAATCATCAGGGCTGTATCCTTCACAATCTTCACTCTTTTGATTAGTTTCACATTGTTCGCAACCATTACAATCACATCCTTTAGCGGCAGAAGAACATGCAGAATTTTCTTCTTCTTCACAGTTTCTCTTAGGAGGTAAGCTTACTTTAGTAATTTTTGTTGGAGAAGGTGTTACACCTTGATTGTCACCCAAAGGACCAATATTCATTTCCTTTACAATCTTCTGATCATAAAGCTCATTTAAGAGATAAAAATCCTTAGCGAACATATAATTATTTATTCTAATTTAATAAAATTATTGTCATTAGTTGAGTAAAAGATATTGTTGAAATTTAACTGTTTAACAAGAAAATAGCAGCTTTTACATGGTTTTGACAATGTTATATGAAAAGCTTTTAAAATTCAATAAATATCTTTACTGTGGATAGCTTTAAAGATTTTTATAAAAAGAATAAACCTGTACTAGGTGTTAATGAATTAATTGATATTGATGGTATAGGCAAGATATCTGCAAAAATAGATAGCGGTAACGAAGCATATAATGTTTTGCATGGTGTTGATGTATCACAAGAAGGAGAAAATATTACATTTACTACTATTAATAATAAGCGCGTTACTATGCCAAAAAACGGTGATATTAAGATACATATAGGAAGTGGTGTTAAGGAAGACAGACCCATTGTAAAGCTTAATATAAAAATAAATGGTAAAGAATACAGAGATGTTCCGTTTAGTATAGCTGATCGTTCAGAGAATGAGGATCCTATTTTAGTTGGAGAACCTTTTCTCAAGAAACTTAATGCAATAATTGATGTAAATAAAAGCGTAAATGAGTCAACAAAATATAACGTTATAGCTCTAAATCAAAAAGATAAGTTATCGAAAGATTGGAGAAGACCAAGCTATAGTGAAAATGCTATAAGAGCGGTAGCTAATAAACAAAAGACTTTAATTGTAAATAAACAAGGTGGACCAAAGTTTAAGGGTAAAGATATTCTTAAAATTATTAATCCTTTAACAAGAAAAGCTTTTATTATTTTTAAGAAAAAGAAAACAGAGAACTTAGATTAATTTTCTATTTTGAGCGAATTCCACAAACTTATAAAACTCAGCTCTAGAATTATCATCATTATCTAAAAATGCACCAGACATTCTAGCTGTGCGCATTGTCGAGTCATGTCTAATACCACGATTCGAGCAACAAGTATGATTAGCTTCAATCATAACCGCAACACCATTATTCTTTTCACATACAAGATCAATATGCGCATGAATTTGCATCGTGAGATTCTCTTGTACTTGAGGTCGTCGCGCAAACCAATCTACAATACGATTTAACTTACTAAGACCGATAACCTTACCTTCTTTTGAAGGTATATAAGCTACATGTGCTACACCGGTAAAAGGTGCATGATGATGTGAACAAAGTGATGTAAGTTTAATATTATTCTGACAAACCATTCCATCGTACTGATCAATATTATCAAAAGCAGTAATCTTTGGTGGTTTGCTATAACAACCCCATGCAAAATCTTCTACAAAAGCTTTGGCTACACGATGTGGTGTATTGTCACTATTAGGATCGTTTCTCCAATCATATCCTAAAGCATCCATATAAGCTTCATAAGCCTTTGATGCTCTTTCAATTATTTGTTCTCTTTCTTCTTGAGTATGAGGATGATTGTGATTAGCGAAAGCAAGTTTTACCTTAGACATATTAGTTATTATATAATAAGAGTAGCGTGGTTCAACATAAATAATTGTATGCAATATAGTAAAGTTATTGAAGAGGGTTTAAAGAACACTTCATTAAAGAGAATACGCGTAAAGATCGACCCAGCAGTTGTAAGCAAAGAATGTGACTTTTCTAAATGTGATGGTTACGAGGGTTATATATTAGAAGAGAATGCAGGAAGCTTGAAGGTATTAGTATTAACACCAGATATGACAATTGAAGATATACCAGAAGAATTTTTAGAATATCTTGCAAGTGAAGATGAGGTTGATACTTTTGAAGAATTTAAGAAATTTATTATACAGCGATTGGTAAAAGACGGTAAGGCAGAAAACGATCCGTTATTACAAAATATATGTAATAGTGATTGCATTAATGATATTGAACAGTATGTAAAGCAATGTGGTTATACAGGTGATAATCTCTCAGAACTATATAAGGATTTTATACTAGATGAAAATGTCTAATTTTGATAAACTGTTTGAAGCAACTATGGCAGATTACCTTAAGGCGGGTACGAAAGCCGCATTAAAAGCTCCATTCAAAGGACTAGGTTATATAGCAAAAAAAGCAATTGATCCTCGAACATATCTACAAGGCGCTGCAGCTCTTGCTGGTGGTGCTGGAGCAGCTTTAACCGCTCCAGGAAAAGCTGTTAATGCATTAAAGCAGGGTCTTGTATTCGGTCCAGGCTCATCAGGAGATCCTTCACAACTTATAGGATCAGTAACAGGCGGTATACAAAAAGGACTTGGCGCAGCGGAAAAAGGTATTACTAAAGGTATACAAGGTGCAAAAGGTTCTGTACAAACACAACTACAAAAAGATTTAAATAAAAAGCTTTATGGTACATCTGATCTTACCAAACAAACACAAACGTTTGATATATCATATCTAACAAATAATATGAATAGATATAGAGGTAATAAACCGCCTCAGCGTTTAGCTAGAGGTGATACTTTTGCTATAATAGATAGAACAGGACGTGTAACACCTTATGAAACTATGCAAAATAAAAATGGTATCCTGATGGCTTTGCCCTCAGCAAAGAGGTAAATATATTAATGGCTGCTAATCTACCGGTAAAGCTTAGAAAAAGAGGATTCTTTATTGTTAAAGAAGATAATTCAATTGTGTTAGAAAATGACAACCCATTAGTTTTTAATACAAAAGAAGAGGCCGAATCTTATATAAAAGAAAAAAATATTTCTGGAACAGTAAAATAAACAGTTGATTTTTTTAAAAAATTGGTTATAATATTAAAGGATATAGAAAGATAATCTTTGTTCATTAAGTGATTGTTGATTTATTATGAATATAGGTTATTATAGAGATTATGAAATTTGAGAGTACAAAGATAATTGAATTAGGTAGCTGTGCATTTAGACAATGGAAAGCAGATAGTCATTGCAAGTTTATACATGGATATAGATTGATTGGTAAATTTTGGTTTGAATGTAATACATTAGATGAAAGAAATTGGGTTGTTGATTTTGGTAGTTTAAAGCAACTTAAACATGTTTTTGAAAAACAGTTTGACCATACATTATGTATTTCAGCTGACGATCCTCAGCTTGAGCTTTTTAAACATTTACATTCTACTGGAGCATGTGATCTACGTATTATGCAGAAAGGTGTTGGTATTGAGAGAACAGCTGAATTGTGCTTTGAATTAGCCGATAGCCATGTAAGAGGTATTACAAATAATAGATGCTGGGTTAGTAAAGTTGAAGTATGGGAGCATGATAAAAATTCTGCTATTGTATCATATTCAACAACTGTCGAAGTACCGAACAATAATGTTTTTTCTGCTGCTATGCAGTCTACGATTAGCCCAGTTGCCGAATTTTTTAATGAAGTAAAAGAAGAATCCGGTGTTGATTTACAGACTGTAATTAAGAATCCCCCTCAACAAGCAGCAGCTCCTGGGCCAAGACCTGCGCATGTTGGACGTAGCAATGTGACTCCTGGTTATTCAAATCTATTTGGCGGTACTAGCTGGGGTACATAATGGTGGACGCTGAAACAAAGCA